GTACCAAGTTTCTCAGTAAGAGACATATTCTGAGCTTTCTGCTTCATTTCAGCATAGATCTCAGCGGCAGTCTTACGCTTTCTTTCTTGGTGACCTGCCATCTGAGCAGCGTACTGCTCAGGTGACATATCAGGATAAGGAGAATAACCGCCCGTTGCACGGGCAGTATAATCCATATCTTCTAAGAGGTTTTCAAAGGAAGGCATTATCTACCTCCAGTTAGTCTGTTGTAATTGGCAGTTGCCTTATGAATTTCTTCTGGGGTTAATGGTCTACCAAGAGTTCTTGCGGTATTAGCAAGAGAGTCTTCCAAAGTAGGCGTTCCAGGAGACTGAGTATTACCAAGAACATCAGTAATGACTGCACCAGGTTTCTGACTCAAGCCTTGTAACTTAAGTTCATCTGCTTGTTGCATTCCTTTCCAAGCAGCAGCACGTTGATCTGCAGGCAAAGTAGAGATTGCTTCGACTGACTTAATACGATCCTTTCTCATTTGGCGTTTCATTTCCAAAATCTGAGGAGGATCATTAGGTGCGGCGAAGTAAATGCTCAGATCTCGAGCAAACTCTGTTTCTGGAACTTCAGCACCTGACAGAATTGCCCTATTAGCTTGAACCCATTCTTTGGCAATCGTACCATAAGCTTTAGAAGCCTGTGATTGGAGTCCTGCGGCCGCCTTACCAAAGAGAGAGTCATCTTGCGAAGCGACCGCCCTAAGCATAGCATCGCCGAACTCTGCAGGGTTATAACCAGGATTATCTCTTTCAAAGATATCAAGTCTCTTAAGAGAATTGCTCATTGTGGTTAAGTTCTGAGCATTGTTGGTTTCTCTTTCATTGGATGCAGGAGGAGCCTTGATCTCACCATTCTTATCCATATAGTATGGAGTATTGGTGTTCATACCGGCCGCCTGCTTTTCATCAGGAGTCAACCAACGAACTCGTTCTGGACCGCCATTATTGATCTGTACAAGTGGTTGCTTAAGATCCTTAACAAACTGTACAAAGTCTTGACCATATGCAGGGTCTTTAGAGAGAAGATACTTCTTTTGATCTTCTCCCCATTGAGCATTCTGCAAGTTCGTACTAGCAATATTCTTCATGATATCACTAGTCATACCGGCAGTAGTCGGGTTGTCAATAAACCGAGATACCATAGACAAAGCAGAAGTCATCTCTGGTGAGAGTCTCTGACCTTGTGTTTGTTCAACGTCGCCAAGGTATTGATTCCAAGCAGAAGCTACTTGTGCCTGTTCTTGAGCTTTACGATACGTCTCACTGTCTTTGAGCCACTTTTCAAGTTCTGCTCTATAGCGCATTTCATCGTAGTTATTACCACCGCCACCGCGTGATCCGAACCCACTAAAAGAGTTCATTAACGCGCTCATCATAGAAGGATTTCCACCTGGCATTATCGTATCCTCTTGCGATCGTTTTGACCACCTAATGCGCCTGACATAAGGAGTCCAACGAGACCTTGTAATTGAGAATCAGAGTATTTACTTACGTCTTGATACCCAGGATTACTCATACCGCCATACCCAGCACTCATAAAACCAGTTGCCATTTCCTTACCCGCCTTACCGGACATAGTTGGTTGACGAGGTTGTTGTGGCTGCTGTGGTGCCGCGGGATCTTGACCAAACATAGGTTGCATGCCAGTTGGCAATTCATTGGAACTCTTAGTGGATCCAAATGAATCTCCCAAACTTTCTAAAGCCTTTCCGAATAAAGCTCCATATTCCATGATTATTTCCTCATACGCGAGCGTTGACCACCTAGACCGCCAGCCAAAAGAAGACTAATAAGTCCCTTTACCCTTTCTTCTGCTTGGTTACTTACGTCTTCATATCCAGGATTAGATACACCACCATAACCGGCACCTATAAAACCGGTTGCATCTCCGACCGCAGGTCTAGAACGCGGTTGTTGCGGTTGTTGCGCCTGTGCCTGTTGGTATCTAGATGGATCAGTATTTGCTCTTAACAACTGTGGGTTTCTAGTACCTTCAGTGGTATTTACTCTTTCTGAAGCATTAAATGTCTTAAACACATCTTCAGCCGACGCCATGCGTTCTGGATTGTGCTCCATTCCTTTAGCCGGGCGTTGGGCATTTTGACTAATAAGTAGAGCCGCTTCACTAGGAGACTTAGCAGTACGAGCTACATAATCATTAAATCCCTTTGGCATATGAATGCCTTGTTCCATTTCTCTAAGGGCATTACCGAAATTAGCTTCATAGCTATTCGGATCTAATTTGCTTTGTTTAGAAAAATCAAGAAACTCTTGACGGCGTGGACCGGTCCATTGACCCCAACCAAGACCTCCTTGTCCTGAAATTGGGTTCTGTTCTTGCATCTGTTTAAAGCCACCAGTTTCTACATCCCAGTTGCCAGCCCATCCAGCTGCAACCATGGCCGGTACGCCTTTCTTTACTAAATCTTGAAAAATCCTACCTTTAATAGATTGCGGTTCCATTACGCAACCTCCATTTCCTTCTTAATGTTACCAATGGTAGAACAAATTGCCAAACCGAGTTCCATGATTACGAATCCAACCAAAGAGAACTTGTGGTTAGACCCCATACGCCGTGCCATTTCCTTTGACCATGGTTTAGCAAATACATTAATTGCTTTAGTAAGGAACTTGGATTTGCGCATTTTCTCTACTACAGTTGGCGCCCAAGAGATATAACCGTCATAAGTTTCTGGAGTAGTCATACGAATCATTTCGCCAAAGAGATCGTCATAATCATAGATCTCATCGGACATCAATCCTTGACGGTGCAGTTCAGTACAGATGACACTAGCACCGCCACCGCCGCCCATACCAAATGCGTTAGAACTACCTTTACTAATACTACTAGATTTGCCGGAGCCAAGAACAATCGGTCCGCCAATTGCATTCGCAAGTTGGTCAGTCAATCCACCCGGAGTAAGGTATTGGTTCATACCACCGCCCGCCATACCCTGTACGGTGGGCATCATTTGACCACCGGCAACCATAGAACCCTGTTGTCCACCAACCATTCCAGTAAGAAGGTTCTGACGGGCAATGTTATTCTGGTCCAAACCAAGGTTATAGTTCTGAGTACCTTGCATCTGACCAAGGTTATAATTCATAAGAGCTTGGTTCATACCAAGATTGTAGTCTTGATTATTACGATTAAATGTATTTACATTAGAACCGTAACCAAGATTATAGTTCTGAGCATTCTGATTAAATGCATTTACATTAGAACCAAGTCCAAGGTTATAATTAAGGTTCTGTTGGTTCTGAGTATTACCAAGTCCACCCATACCAAGGTTATAATTCTGGGCGTTCTGTGCGGCAGTATTACCGGCACCTAACAAACCAAGATTATACTGTTGGTTACCAAGATATCTTTGTACATTTGCTTGGTCTGCCTGTCTAGCAATGTCAAGTTTCTGCGCAAGGTCCTTATCAAATGTAGAATAACCAAGATTGGTTAAATTGCTTTGAAGATTCTGGTTGATACCCTGAAGCGCTCCTGCTTGGGCGATTCCTTGTCTGGATGAACCTGACATTCCCGCTCTTGCAGCCCTTGCGTCCAACGCATTAAGAGACGTACCGGCGGTTCGTAATGCGTCAGTCTGCATTTGGTTCTTGAGTGCGTCCGCATAAGAATTACCAGAACCTCCCATAATAGATTCATAAATGCGCTGTTGATTACTAGTCTGATTAGGATTAGTATCTTGCTGAACAAGTCCTGCCTGACCAAGGAGAGGATTATTAGTACCCCCTGAAAGTCTCATCTGGTTTACGAGATTGGACTGGTTAGTATTTATCTGTCCAGGAAGGTTTACATCGGACCTATAACCAGGAAGATTTTGTACTGCTGCGGGCGCCATAAGTCCTTGGTAACCAGGACCTTGGGCATTCAACAATTGCTGGTTACCACCACTAATCTGACTCGCAATGTCTGCTCCACTAATACCTTGATAAGCACCACCTGCGCCAAGATTAGTCGCTTGCCCTAACGCGGTATTGAACGCCTGATTTGCTCCAGCAACTGCTCCAGGAAGTTGTGCTTCCATTCCGCCGGCTAGTCTATCATATTGACTCTGAGCATTGTTCCACAGATTTTGAAGAGCATTACCTTGCGGTTTATATACGTCTTGATTAAATTTACTATTTGAAAAAGATAGGTTGTTCGACCCACCGGTTGAAAATCCACCGTATGCTTCCATATTAAACCTCACACTCGTAAATAGTAGAAACGCGTTGCATCTTTTTCATTGCTTTAGTCCACCCAGATCTACCACAACCTCTAATATGAGTACATCTTTCTACTCTAGCAATGTTAGTAATTATATCAAAACCTTCTTCAAGCCATAAATCCATATGTTCACCTGCGACATAAGGAATTTGTAGAACTTTTTTTCCGGTTTCGTATTCTGTTTTACCAAGAACACAACACGCTATCACTTTATCTTCGTAAAAGACACATAGAAGGAGTTCACTTCCATCTATGATTCTTGCCTTAATACCATCTATCGAGGCTTCGTTGGCTCCTCTATCCAATACTCTTTTAAGTAAGAGTTGAACTTGGGACCAAATAGAATCTTCTAAATAGTCTGGTAAAACTACTCTAACATTTAAACTATCTTTGTCCATGACCCATCATACCACCAAAGCCCACCAGATGAAATAGGAGATCCTGCGACTGCATTTGGAAAGTAACGCAGCATTCCTGGTTTATAAAGAGAAGAGTTATATCTTGTGTTCTGATTCATTTGTTTATCAGTTCGCATTTCGGTTTCTATAACTTTAAACATGCGAACAAGATATTCTCTTGCATCCTTTGGTATTGAATCTGGTGGTTCTTCGATTCTCATTATCTCAATCCGTTAGTTGCATATTCTACATCCATACCACTAATGGTGAATTGACCATGATCAATACTCTCAACTCTCCAAGCATGTAATGAACCAGTAGTTCTAAGATCCAACTTACGTTGAGTAGTGGGGTCAAATACCTTTGGAGATTTCCAACTTACAGGACCACCAGCAAAGTCTTGAGATCCAACGGTAATTCTTACAGGAGAAGAACCGTTTATCTTCGGATACATGGCGGTAACGGTAGTAACCACTTCTATTCCTTCCAATGGAAGGTCTGTCCTTTCAATGAGAGTATTTGGTTTAGATTCATCTCCAACAAAGTAACCATAATTACTTACGTCGAGATCTCTAATATCACCAGACTCCAAACAACCAATTACAGTATCATCAAATGGGGTGAATGTAGTGGCTCCCCATGGGAGTTCGTAGTCTTCCCAAGTAGGATAAGTGGCTAAATTCTGAATCTCTTGCCAAGTTTCAGAATTGCTTGCCCAAGTACCTAGAGTTTCTAACCATTCTTGATAGTCTGCCAAGTCCCAAAAAGAATCCCATGTAATAGGACCTTCTGATTTGGAGCCAAAGGTAGCATACGTCAAGGTTTCTGGTAGTGACCTAATAGCCCAGGTATCTTCTTCCCAGTTGTAAACATAAGCAAGATTTGCATATTCGCTACTTCCGGTCGGGACACAGAACCAAACCTCTTTGTAATTCAAGTTAGAAAGAACAAAGGAGTTAGCATAATTTGCCATTGACAAATTAGCTCTGAGATGGGTCCTAATTCTACCTTCCATGATAGACTTAGTACTGTTACCATCAAATAACATTATGTCTCCATTACTAAGATAGTAATGGATACCTTGTACTTCAACTACGCAATCCCTAGAGAGTAAACCTGAAGTGACTGTAAGTTGGCGTCTATTCCAAACAAAGTCATCTCCAGATAGTTCCAAGATATTAATTGCATTGTCAGAGTAAATGACAAATGAATCTCGTAAACTAAGTCCATCAATGATTGCGCCAGATTCACCACCTAATTGAGCAAGTCCTGCCAAAAAGAGAGGGTCCGTCTCATCCCAACTAGGAGGAATGCTATTAATGTCTGCAGGATGCGACCAACGATAAGCATCCGGAATATTGGTCGTAGTCGCAATAGGTTCATTCATATTAAGCATGAACAAATAGTTCCTATGTGATCTTACGACCCTACCAAATCTTTGAGTAGTAGCATCCCAATCGGTGGACGCATTAAATGGCAAGAACTGCGCCGTATTAAGTGGGAATACACTTGGTACCCAATACAAACAACCTAGTTCTGGATGGTTTATGATGGCAATACCACCGCACATACAACCAGACCAACCAGTAATGTCTACCAAAGGAGTGGCAGACAAGTCATAAATATTGTAGTGGACTTGACCATCAAATGCCCAAACCCCATCCAACGTACAAATGACCCACAGATCACCGTGTCTATCGCCTAGTGGCAATAGAAATCCGGGGTTGGTAATTTCTCCATCAGCATACCAACGTAATGTACCTCCATTCGTCTTTACAGATCCGTTTAGTACGCGGAAATTATCACCTCTTGTAATGAATTCTGCAGGAAGGTCACAAGCCATTACATCGGTGTTTATTCCGCCTTTACCTATTTGACCAAAAGAAGTAAACTTTGGCATTGTATTATGCTAAAGGTACATTGACTGTAGTAGACCCATCAGCCAAAAGAACGTGTAGTGTCTTTGCTTCAAGGGCCGAAATATCTGCGTTAATCAAAACTATATCCGCGTTAATATCCCCAATTTCTGAATTGGCAGTATTGATCTGCGTTTGCACATTACTAGTAACGCCTCCTAAGTAGTTTAATTCTGCTTCGGTGGCGGTAATTGGAATGGCGAATCCTTGACCGCCCACTCCAGGAAAGATATTCTTTAATACTGATTTAATGAGCCAGAAATGCCTCGGACCATCATAAACTGGATCAGTAGTAGCAGGGTTAGTATCAACTAAACCAGCAATATTACTTGTGACTTCAAGTCCCATCTTAACACCTCGTTATGTCAATTTCTGGAGTAATTACGTCACTCCAATTCTGTGAGGGAATACATTGTTCAACCCAATAGAGATCTAAGTTCCAAGGTTGAATATCACCAAAAATAGAGGTCTGTCTAAACCTAGGATTAGAATGCCAATCAAGATCTTCATTTGATCTCGGTTCCGAACCAGGAAGCATTTGACCAAACATTATTTTGGCTCCGAAAAGAAGGCGACAATTTTGTCGAAACCAACCATAGAAGTCAAACCAAAGATAGTGACCACTACCCACTTAACAATTTTACTTGCATGAGCGAGTTTCTTAAGTTCTTCCAATTCCTCTTTGGTGAGAACGTTCTTTGTATCTACGACTTCTAACTTGTTGTCCTCGTCCATCTTAGTCCTTCCAGAACATTAGTATAAGACCAAAGACAGAGGCTCCTGCTTCTGCAATTGCTGCTGATTGTTCTGGATTTAGCGTTGCACCAATTGCGCCAGCAAAGGTAGTGATGCCAATCCAAGTCGATCGTTGTGAAAGGACAAATCCAAACTTTTTCATGTTAAATCCTCGCTAATTGGAAGTGCATTCCATCCGGTTTCTTCCATGTTCCACCCCAATCAAACCCTGCGTCAGTGAAACACTGTACTAATTCTTTGGACATAGTTGGCGTTTTTCCAAATCCATTCCACGCTGCATTAATGTCAATCGCCAATCCCCATGAGTGGAGCGATTGTGATTGAAGTCCGCGCTTCTTACGTATATTAAAACAACCATCCCAAGTTTTAAGTTGGGATACGAGATTACGGTTAATTATATTCTTGAAAGCTTGTTCAAGATGTTTAATCATGTCTTTGTTGCAATATACTTTCTTTGGTATAGTGCCTAACTCTAATTCAGAAGGTACGTCCCATAGAGTCATATGCGATTCCAAAGAAGGATCTCCGTACTTTTCAAATGCTTGTTGGGACGTAACCATATTACTTCCTTTTCTTAGATTTTCCTGCTTTGGAAAGTGCAATTGCAACTGCTTGCTTTTGTGGTTTTCCAGAGTGCATTTCAGTTCTAATGTTCTGAGATATAACCTTCTTACTAGTTCCTTTCTTTAGTGGCATATTTCACCTGTCAATAGTAAGAATGTTCTGTCCATTAATCTGGGCAGAGGCCAAAAGAAGTTTTTGACTTGCAGCGTTGGCCTTAACCATTTCATTTCTGAATGACTCTACGGCTGCACCGGTTTGACGTTGTTGTTGAGAATTCTCAATCAACAAAGTAGGCATCCATGCCATAGAACAAGCCCAATGATCAACTTCTTTACCAGTATTTGGATCTGTTCCTCTAACCATAATGTGCCATGCGCATCTGTGTATGACGCCGTCTCTGGCGTCTACACATTTTGCTCCTAATGGACAGAAGGTTTTTTCTTCCATTCCACTCATGCCCAAATTGCCTTAGGAAGAACGGGCCAAGTAAGATCACCAGCAACTGGGTAAACTGCAATCTGCCTAACTTGACTTCTATAATCAAGAAAATCAGATTGATTAGTCAGATACGGTGAACGTGCAGAATCAATTACATCGGATTCAGTGGCCCAATCTGTATCTTTAAGAAGACTAACTGCAGTTGCCTTGTTTTCTTCTGCAGTAGGAGGTTCCGGTGGCGGTGGCGGAGGTGGGTTATTAGCCTGTTCCCAAGCGGTCATTGCATTGATTGCCCAACTTGGAAGTTCTGAAATGTCTTCATTCGCAGAACCGTCGTTGAACTCGATCCAACCAGAAGTGCCTTCCCATTGCAAAGCATGGACATTCGCAGGCGTGTCGTCCCAAGTCAGACCTGAATAGCAGACGCCGTTCTCGTATACAGCGCCATCAGAAGGAATAATTGTAAGTTTCATATATTAGTCCTTAGTTGCAATAATTACATCCACATACTGGACAGCAAGGGAAAGCCCGTGGGTGTGTGAACCACCGCCGCCTGTAGAACCGGTATTAACTGATCCTGAATTTGAATTTGAACCATTATATAGGTTTCCTGTTGAACCACCAGTCCCATTAGCTTGATTAACTGTATGAGTATGTGAAGGTATTTGCGTCGTACTAAGCGTAGTTGCACCGCTATTCCCATTCGCAAATGCAGTAGTAAACGCTATGGAACCACCCGAACTTGCCACACCGTTGACCACCCGAAGAGCTTTGTCGTTATGTGTGGTTGATTTTGTCCAACCAGTTGGGGCCGAGGTTTGGACAAAAAGCATGGCGGTGCCGGCGTCAAATGCACTAGTACCTGCTAAAGTGTCTCCACTTTGAAGTTCTTCAATTGAGGTTCCATTAAGAACCAAAGGATATCTTACTGTCATTTAAGTTTCCTATGAAAGCGTGACAGGAACACTGACATTAGAGCCAGATCTATTTTTGACGGTTAAGTTTGCCGTCAATGTAACTGCTCCAGTTTTAGTATTGACGGACAATACTGGGGCAGTAGGATAAGACAATTGAGTCCAACTACCAATAGAAGATGGAGTCGAACCTGTAATAATCCAATTAGTACCTAAATCCGTACGAGTACACCAATCTCCTTTCTGACCTGTAAGAGCAAGCATAGCGACTTCTGAGGCGACTGCTCCAAGATAGTCAGAAACTGCAAGATCTGGCAATTGAGTAGTAGGCAACTTGCCAGTACCATCAAGAGTAGCGACTCCATTTGGTTGGGCATAGTATGTCTTATTAGTCCAATACCCAAGAATTGAATCATATACTAAGAAGTCTCCTCCAGTGGGGGTTACTCCACCAAAAGATACATCGTGCAATTCTGCCAACTCATATCCATTTTGGATATTAAGTTCTATACACCCTTGATTTGTGTGTTGGTATGTAACCCAACCAAGGAATACTGCGTGATTTGGTTCAGTAGGCACCGAATTAGTAACACCGCCTGCGGTAGTGGCGGACAACCAAAGAGCAGTACCTGCAGTATAAGAGTTAGTGTTAAGATTTTCAATCAAACCACTAGTTATGCATTTGCCATTTTGGTTGTGAGGAATATCCTCTGCCAAAATGCCAAATGTCTTGGATGAAGTTGCCTCTGAATTAGCTTGTGCTTTACTAACTAGTGCTTTGTTAGACGCAGCTCCACTTACGTAAACTACAGTACCTTTATCTAACTGAGCGCCGGTCTCATTACGGACAATAGTCTGAATAGTGGCCGTAGTATTGTCGATCCAAACTGTGTCGTAATCGGTGGCAGAATTCTTAGCAAGAATCTGACCTTCTGCACCACCAGTTGGAATACTTACATTACCGCCTTCTGGAATTTCAAAATCAAAGATGGCAGCAGTAGAAGTACCTACATTTGTGACTGTAGCCGGTGAACTAGGAGGAACTGAAGTTACTGTACCAACAGCAATAGTGGCAGCCGGTCCACCAGGTATTTCGAAGTCAAACTCTGCGTCTGTGGCGGTACCTACGTTTGTAACCGTCGCAGGATCACCATATGGCACGTCAGTTACCGTGCCGACTGCAATAGTTGCAGCCAATCCAGTATCTCCTCTTGGAATCGTAAGATTCAAGATTGGGTGAGAATGCGTACCAGTCAAGTCTGCAGAAGCGCTAGATCCGGCAGGTCCGGTAGTAATATCGCCAATGGTGAAGAGAGTAATAAACTCTTTCCAAGATTCGGCGTTGAAAGTACACGCTACAATTGAGGTACCAACAAGATTAATGGCGCTTGGAGAAGTATTGTTAAATACTCCATTTACCAAAGTAGCTTGTACGGTTGACCGTACAAGCGTATTAGTGGTATAATCAAAATTGCCAAGTCCTACTTCTCTGTCTCCAGTTGAAGTAAGAATTGAATAATAAGTTTCGCTGCTTTCTTGAAGTCCGCCTTTGAAGTCTGTATAACCACTAAGCGCAGATCCAAGTGTAATTGCGCCAGTACCCGTAGTAAGAGTACGACACATTACCCAATCGGCTACAGGTGTATCCATTATGAAGTCCTAATAACTGGTGGAGGACCTGACCAACGATCTTTTGCATCTTCAAGATCGATGTCATCTATAATAAGATTGAATCTAGCCTCCCAAATGCCTGCAGTCTGTACGTCTTTTGCAAAATAGTTGATTTCACAAAGTGTACCAAAGATATACGCATCTGGTGCATAGTTTGACAACCAATTAGTATCATTAGTTGACGTAAGTGGAGTAACTCGCTGATAATACATGATCTGCAGAATTGTATCATCAAACGTAGGATGAATCTGCAGAGAGTTACCCATAATCGTATATACGTATTCACTGAGGTTGTTCGTAATATGAACATTCATTTTCTCAGGAGTTACATATTCAAAATTCTTTCTTTCATTTTCAACTACTGTGAAAATGGCACGCAAACCTGCAAAATCACTAGGAAGTGCGTAGTATTCAGTGTCTGCAGTCAATACAATCTGAGCTCTTTTACTCTGATTGCGAGTCTGCAGTTTTCTATTAACTTTGGCTTCTACAATACGCAGAAAGTTATCCATATTGGCTTGAATTTCATCAGAATTCGCCCTATCTGAATAACTTAATGAAGTATTGATGATATCTGTGTAATTCATTAAAGTTCCTGAGTTGAATATGCTATACCGTGAGTATTTCCTTTTGCGTCTTTCCAATCAGCACCAACTGATGTAGGATTTACACCATTTAACCACTTTTGTACTGATACAAAACATCCTCCTTTTGGTCCAAATGAACCTCCATGAGAAGTGGTAGGATATACTCTGATTACGTTGTCTTCAACTATTTTTCCTTCTATTCGAAACTTAATGTCACCAGATAGATACACTTCATAAGAATCTACGTTTGGATGAACATGATCGTCAATTTCGCAGTTAGGAGGAATGATAAACATCTGTACTTGGTAAGGTGCTTGTCTATAAAGTACTACTCCATACAATGCGCCATCAAATACAGTACGGTCTTCATTTGGTTCTGATTGGATAGGTCTATTTTCCATCCACCAATTAAGAAAACCTTCTAAGTCATCCATTACAGTTTGTCCCTCACGAGACAAATTTTACCTTTTTCAGATTGGAGATAACGCATCATTTCTCGACCCGCTACCTCCGAATCAGGGTTGGCAAGATCATAACCATCACGAATTGCCTCTTCATACATGATGAATGGGATACAAGCGACTTGTCGACCAAAGGAGAGGTCTCTAAGAGCATTATCCTTCCTCAATTCTGCATTCCGCTCGAGGATTAGGTTTTCTGTTGGCTGAGTACGTTTATGAGTCAGCGTTCCAGTATGATCCTGATAATGCAACTCGCTTTTGATGATTTGATCCATAATTACCTCAACAACCGCACGGTTTCTTACTACCGCCGCCTTTCTTTTTCTTCATCTTAGCCATGATTAGACCTTCTCAAGAAAAGTACCTTCAAAACAAGAAAGTTCGGCCGGAGTAACTTCAATGGTGTCACCAGGCTTAGCAATTCCTTTTTCAAGGTAAAGGGTTTTAGTAGATACATTCTTTGCCTTGAGCTTGGTGGCTACCTTTTTGGTAGCCACTTCGCCTTCAGCCTTGACTTCAGTTACCTTAGTCTCAGCCATGTTACACCTTAGGCAGTCATTGCCGCAGAGGTGCTGACGTCACGGATAATACCGTGGGCCTTCTCAGTGTGAACAATGAGAGACCAGTCAACAGACATCTGACGATTTTCAGCCAGACCAGTCTTAGCCAGGACGTCAGTCTGGTAACCCTTGAGGTAGCAGAGTGAGAGGTAAGCCGGGTCAAGGATAAACACGTCTGCACGAGCACCTGAATTATAGGTGGGCTGCAGTCGGTTCGGGATAGCACGGATGGTACCAAAGTCAGTGATGAAGACATTCACTGCGCCAAGGGCAGAGGCTGCTTCCTGCTGACTGTTAGGTACGTTGCTACGAATCGGAGCAACAGCTGCGCCAGAAGAGAGCATGTACTTGCTAAATGCTGAAATGATGCTCGGAACGGTCATCATAACAGATACATCACCACCTTCTTCGTAGACAGACTGGATGGTGCTACGCAGTTTTGCTTCAGTAAGAGCACCTGCAGTGGTCGCATCCGTTGCAGCTACGGTGAGTTTGGTAGAAAGGTTAAATCCACCAGCAGCACCAGGAGTTGCACCAGTACCAACAGTTGCGTAAGACGTCGCGATCCATGAAGGAAGACCACCTGCCTTACCTGCAGTAGAAGAACCATTATCAGAAACAGAAGCCTGATTAAGAAGAGCAATTGCTTCTACATCTCGGCGCAGTTCCTGCTGGCGACGCATCAACTGATAAGCCAGTTCCTGCGTACGACCGATGACGTCAGAAGCGTCTGCACGGTAAGATACACGAACAACCTTCTGACTGATCTGGTGATGGTTACCTACGCGGTGACCGGTGACAGTATCATTACCGGTTGCATCGGAGCCGTCAACTACTGCATTAGCAGTGTTAGGAGCCGCGAGTTCATCTGTGGTCCACTCGATGTATTCGTTCTTTGCGGTAGTAGAACCTACCAGGTCGGTGAAGGGCAGCGGAATCTTTGAGATATCAAAGATCTTATTCATTACATCTTCACGGATAAGACCGCCGGCGGTAACCGCCTTTAGGTCTGCTGAGTCTAGATTTGCAGTTGACATTATATTGTCCTATAAGTGGTATTAACGGCCACCCAAAAGCAATTCAGTTACGGCTGCGGTCTGTAAATCCCTTTGCCGCGAACCTTGTGCTTTACGGGCATCAAGAGTTAAACGAGTAAGTTTGCTCATTGGCTTACCAGATTTGCCACCCGACTTTTGGAATTTGGGAGGGGCGGTTTTAATCTTGTTTTCTGACACAGTCTTTCCTTTTCTGTAAGCAATTGCATCCTTTATAATTTCAAGATGTCTAGCGTCATTTAGATGCTTGAATTCTTCAGGGTGAATGCCATAGACTTCATTGGCAGAATCTCCAATTTGACTTAACTCCTTCTGCATCTTCTCAGTATCACGCCATGAAGGGTTGTTTTCTAGTACCTTTTCGTACTGTCCAGCAAGGTGCTTCTGGAATTCAGCGTTATACTGTGCTTGATGCTGCTGTTGGAGTTGGCCATTTTCACTCTGAACCGCGGCCATAATCTGCTTGAACTGAGCATCACGAGTTTGATAGTCAGCTACCGCAGCAGCGTATTCACCAGGGTTTTCAGAGCGGAGTTTCTCCCAATTGATGTTCTGGAATTCTTTGGTCATAGTATCGTAAAGAAATCCAGTCAACTTGTCTACAGCGGCAAGTCTTTCAGAATAGTTCTGAGCTACATCGCCACGAACTTTCTCGAATTCCCTACGCTCTTCTGCAAGAGCTTGGGATTTCTGTGTATAGTGCTTGTTTGTCTGGTATCCAGCAACCAAGTCCTTTACACTTACAGTAGATGAAACTCCATCAACTTTAACGACAAGTCCCTGAAGGTTTCCTTCTTCGTCAAGTACAATATTGTTGTCATCTACCCCGAGAACGCCAGCCCAAGTGACTTCATCACCGGAACCAACAGGAGACTCATCTTCATCCCCCTCGGCATTCTCATTCCCAGACTCACCACCTTGTTCGTCGTCAGTCGAAGTATCTGGTTCGCCATTTACGGCTCCTTCCTCTTCTTGATTTGGAACTTCTTCGTCAGTCTGCATTCCACTGACCAACAGGTCAGTAATTTGGCTTACTGGATTGACGCTCGCCGTATTGGTAGAGTTAGTCGTTTCAGTCGTCATATAATCCTCAATTGTTTAATTCACTAAGTTGCTTAGAAGCAAGTTTGGCGTTATCGATGTCGGTAAAGATCGAAGATTCCAAACCATTTATGGCCGAAGCCAATCCTTTCAATTTAATCAATTCTTCTGGTGGAAGTTCTTGATTACAAAATGCATTAAACAATTGAGCCCTTACAGTGTTAAGGTGCTCTGCCAAATAATTGTCATAAGCGTGTTGAGCTCTTCTACCACGCTCAACGTCTTTAACTAATATATCCTTATCCATTTATACTCCAGACACAGAGGTCTTATTAGTGGTGAAGTTTGCATTCTCTTCCGATTGTGCGTCAACTTCAATTCTGGTGAGTTCGATGGCAGTTCGCTCATCGATCTCGTATTTGCGAAGTTTTCTATCTTCGTCCTTATTGATTGCTTCCAGTCGAGTCTTAAGATCACTAAGTTGTAACTTAAGATTCTCAACTTGTCCTTTAAGCACGACGTTGTCCTGTTGGGCTTGAGCCATCTTGACTTGAGCCTGAGCAGTATCCACTTGCGCTTGGAGGAGTGCCATATTCTCTTGTTGAGACTGCTGAGCCTGTTGAGCCTGTGACTGCTGAATCGCTTGTGAATTCTGCTGACCTTGTGGACTATTAGGATCCAAGAAGTACTTGTTGGCTCCGTTCAATTGTGAGAACTTAGCGAAGTCATCTAAAGCAGCATATACATTCTGCGGCAATACCATTGCCTGACCAGGTTGAGCGATAATTTTCTCTTGGAAAGAGAGGACCGTACCCAAAGCATTGACTTGCGCTTGGTGGTCTCCAGTACCGGTACCAACACGAACAGTCATGCGCCGGCGATTTGGCCATTGAGCAGGATTAGTCTTAACCCACATACCGCGGAATTGGTAATCTTGAATTCCATCCAAGTGCATCGTACAAAGATCGCGAACTTTATTACAGAGTGGCTTAATGCCAGTTTCTGCAATCACTCGCACAATGAGTCCTACCAGCTCTTCTTTGGCAGTGAGGAGGCGGTCTACACCTTCTGAACCAACTCGTGCTCCGATCTTCTGTGGTGTAGCCTCTCCTTCTGGAGATACACCCACACGACCTGCTCGTACCTGATCAAGATACTGCATCATGTTGTAGGCTTCGGCGCTCAACTGAGGAGTAGCCAAAGGAGATACTGCATCAAGTCTCTTGGCTCGTACTACACCACCTGGGCGTGATACGAGGAGGTCATCCATATTGACCATACCTTCAACTACGACAGTACGTCCATTGTTTTGCAAATAGACGTTGTCGAGGATGGAGCGGAGTAGAGCAGTCTTCTGATCTTGGATCTGCTTCAGTCGGTCATAAATAGAAAGACCGCGGAACTTATGAGGCATCAGAATCGCGGTGGTCCCAATAAAGGGATTGTATGAGATTTCTTCTGAAGATAGGATGTCAGTCGGCGTACCGATGTCTGCACCAGCAACAGTGATCTTTACATACTCAGCGATTCCATCGCCGTTGATGTCGAGTTGCATGTAGCATTCCGCTACTTCGAGCATCCGCAAGGCCCAGTCTTGGGATTGGTCTGGGAAGGTAGTTGTTTCGTCTTGGGCAGCAAAGCGGTAATCACTAAGATTGTTACGAGTGCCGGAACCAATACGTTCGATAACTTCACGGTCAAAACCTTCTTTGATTAGATCTGAGGCAGTCTTATTGGTGACATGAGCCAAGAAACGAGCACCTTCCAAAGAGACTGAATTGTGATCTGCATTGAAGCGGAACTGTTCTGGCGGGATAGCCTCCAAGACAATCCTTCCATGAGGAGTCTTGATGCGGATCTTAAGTTCGAAGGTACCGTCTTCTTGAGTTTCAAACTCAAGTACTTCTACATTCTCAGCCTGAGTGGCGACAACAACCTGCTCTTCTACAAGACCAGTAAATTCCTGCACTTCATAGGTAGGTTCATCTTCAAAGTAAACCTTGATTACACCGTAATTCTGGAGAAGCGCGTCCTTTATGAACTCATGGATCGTAATAAATCCAGGATTCTCCTTCATAATAACGTCATAGACGTACTTAGATTCGAGTTCCGCCTGCAGTTCGTCGCCGGGACCAACAGGGTCAAATATTACGACTTCATTGGTCTGCGTAAGGGCTTTCATGATCTGTGGCATAATCCACTCGACCGCATCAGCGACGTCGGTGGAAATTACGCTGGACCGCCCTTCAATTTCGCGGCCATTAGGATTGCCGACGTAATAGTCGAGAGGCGTTACGAAATCAATGCCCTGATCTGCGAGTTGTAGCTCGTTAGAAATGATAGAGAGTACTTCTCTTTCATCCAGTTCTGCGTTAGGGCCAATGATAGAAGGCTCTTCGATTTCTGTTTCGTCGTCTGGCATTCCAATCATAAATTATCTCTGTTGTGTCACACTACGCCTCTTTGCGTAGTAGAATAGTCAAGGTTTGAAGTGCCATACCCGCCGATTACGCGCTCTCCGCCTACCGCGCCAAGTACGAGATACTGAATCGCATCGGCGATATGTGAGTATCTATTCTTGTCTGGTTTCTCTTGGAAGCGGGCTTCACCGCTGACCTGCATTCGCTTATACTTATATCCGCCTGCCAGAGCCTTGCGAGCGAGTTTGGCGTTGGGACCAAGGATAAATGCAGGCTCCCCCGACATGTCTAATCGCATCATTAAGTCTGCGACTGACTCACGTCGGATGGTGAAGTCATTCGTGTAGGTAGGATAAGCGTCAATTCCCTGATTATGGAGGATCTGGAAGGGAGTTTGCTCATCCGTTTGAGCGCGTTGCTCACCAGCGGGGTCGGCATAAACCTCTATCTCGCAATCGCGATACTCCGTAGAGAGCTTCTGATGCAGCAGTCGACCGAAGGAAACTGCTCCCATGTCGAATGTGCAGAGCTCGTCTATAACTTGGAGTTGGCCTGAGGGGGATAGGCGGCCAATTGCGGCTGCGGGAGTTAAGCCAAAATCTATGCCGACAAACACTTTAGATCCTTTGGGTGGGACCAAAGGAGATTGAGTAGAGTGGATATGATCCTTATATTCAGGGAATATAGGCTTGCCATCCGTTATAAACCCATATTGGCCATGAACATAAACATTTATCCACTCTTGATCCTTACCGGCGATCATGTTCTCGTAGTAACGAGGTGGAAGGTTTTCGATGTTCTCTGCCTCGGCAGCGAGGCCAGATGGTTGGTGAAAGATGGAGAAGTTTTCGGGTAGGTTCTCTTCGAAAAGAGTATAGTACCAATGGTCAGAGTCGGGTGGATTTGTATCCATGATGATACCCCACCAAGTAGGACCACCTTGTCGCTTGTTTGGATAGCGGCCAACACGACCTTGAAGCATGTCCACTACTTGCTTTGGAATTTCTCGGCACTCGTTAATCCAACCGCCGGTTAATTCCAAAGAGAGAAGTTTCTTGATGTCGTTCGGCTTATCTAAAGCTCGGAATAGAACTTCACAATTGACGATTGTGTTGTCGTCCAAAGAGAACTTCATGTGAAATTCCATATCCTGTTTCTTCATGACTCCCAGTTCTTCTGGTATCCAATCGAAGAAAGTGCGGATAGTGGTATCGATCAACTCACGGTAGGTGTTGCGAATAATTACCCACCGTGAGCGTCGAATGCCGCCGTGTTTAGAGTCAGGATCTCTATGCGGCGCTTGTTCACAGGCTTTTCGAAAAATTTCGAGGCAACAACAGACGGATTTGCCGGAGCCAATAGGACCAATGATAGAGCGTACAAATGCCTCGTCTGCGTGAAAGAGCTTTGCAGTCGGTGAGGCGGTGTATGCAATAGTCGCGGCCATTCACTCCGTCCATCCATCTATTAGGTAGATTATAATATAAAAATGGGCGGTTGTAAATATGCCATTTCCCTGGTTTTGCTGTTAACCTCAGTTCTCCCCCTTGTTCCTCGGGGAGGGAACCCCCAAGATCCAGCGGGATATGGTGCCTCATCCGTCGCCGCGCCAGGGATACCAGTCACTTTCAGGGTTTTTTGGTATAAACGGTATAAACAGTTTATACCGTTTATACTGTTTATACTGTTTATACTGTTTATACTGTTTATACTGTTTATACTGTTTATACTGTTTATACTGTTTATACAGATACCCTATTCTTATATATATACCGGGTTCATTTTCATTGTTTCATATTATGAAACAGATTGTTTCATAAAATACGTGTGTACATTGAAATTCAGTGTGATATGATATCCTCAATGGATCAATACTGATTCATTAATAACTGGAGGTTGATATGGTTTCTGAATATATCTATGACGGTGTGGTGTACTTTGTCGAGTTCACCGTGTTCGATGACGGGTCGGTACAGATCGATGGTGTGTATACCGATGAGGATCTGACGGACGGATTGTATGTGGACGACGTGGAGTTCGAGAACTATCTGATATCCGAAATCCGGTCTGAGAACCGACACGAAAATTAATTGTTTACAACGGATAATTCCGGTGATATGATACCCTCAATGGATCAATACTGATTCATTGTAACCAAATGGAGGATGATATGGATTCCGAGTATTATTATAAGAATAGAACCTACTTTGTCGATTTTTATGTGTTCGACGACGGGTCGGTACAGATCGACGGTGTGTATGACGACGAGGACCTGACGGAAGAGGTACCGATGACGGACGAGATGGAGGAACACTTCATATCGGAGATCCGACTCGAGAACCGACACGAAAATTAATTGTTTACATTTTGAATTTACCGTGATATGATACCCTCAATGGATCAATACCGATTCATTGTAACCAAATGGAGGATGATATGGAAAAGTTGATCAATGCACACAAAGTGGACGACACCGTTACGTTCGTGTACGGACCGAATCCAAAGAAGAAACACGGGAAGGC